GTTTGTATGACTTTATTGTAAAGCCAGTTGGAGAAAAATATAATAATACAATTAAAGTTGGTGGCAAAGATTTAGTGGTTAACACTAAGATAGAAAACTGGAAGTTTGTCAATAGGATAGCTGAAGTTGTTCAAGTGCCACTAGCTTTTAATTGTAAAATATCAATTGGTGATATTGTAGTTGTTCATCAGAACGTATTTAGAACATTCTATGATATGAAAGGTGTTAAAAAGAAAAGTAGATCTTATTTAAAAGATGATTTACATTTATGTACGCTAGATCAAATATATTTATACAAACATAATAATATTTGGAATACTATAAACGATAGATGTTTTATATCTCCAATAACTAATAGAAGCGATCTAACGCTCGATAAAGAAGAAAGCCTTATTGGCATATTAAAATACGGTAATAGTTCTTTAGAAGCGCTAGGAATTAATCCTGGAGATCTTGTTGGTTTTACGCCACATAGTGAATGGGAATTTTTAGTCGATGACAAAAGACTATACTGTATGAAATCTAATGATATTGTAATTAAATATGAATACCAAGGAAACGAAGTTGAATATAATCCAAGCTGGGCAAGTAGCAGTTGAGGAACTTATCAAAGTAGCCAAAGAAGCTATTGTTGATTCTGGCGATGATATTACAGCAGATAGATTAAAAAATGCAGCAGCTACAAAAAAATTAGCTATATTTGATGCTTTTGAAATATTAAATAGAATAGAAGCTGAAGAGAGTTTGTTAAACGAAACACCTGTAGAGGCAGTAGAACCAAAGTCTTTTAAAGGTTTTGCTGAAGGAAGATCTAAGTAATGTACGAGCAAACTCTATATAGAATTATAAAAGACCATATAAAACCTAAAGTTCTAGACAGAATGAATAGGTATAAAAAATGGGAGTATGGTTATAACGAAGAACACGATGTTGTTGTTATAAGTAAGACCGGTGAAATTGGTGATATTTATGAAATAGAAAATTTAAAAATAGCATTACCAAAAGAAACTAACATACATAAATTTAAAAACGATAAATGGGAGCACACTGAATATCCCAAAGAACTAGATAAAATAAAAACTGTTTTTGACTGGGAGGAATATCCCAAAGACTTTAAAGAGAGATGGTATGATTACATCGATAATGAATTTAATAAAAGAGAACAAGGATTTTGGTTCTATAATAAAGGTTTGGCTACTTACATCACTGGTACTCATTATATGTACTTGCAGTGGTCAAAAATCGACGTCGGTCAACCAGACTTCAGAGAGTCAAATAGATTGTTCTACATATTCTGGGAAGCGTGTAAAGCAGATGAAAGATGTTACGGAATATGTTATCTTAAAAACAGACGTTCAGGATTCTCTTTCATGGCGTCTGGAGAAACAGTTAATCTAGCTACAATATCAAGTGATGCTAGATTTGGAATATTATCTAAATCTGGACCAGATGCTAAAAAAATGTTTACAGACAAGGTAGTTCCAATATCGGTAAACTACCCTTTTTTCTTTAAACCAATACAAGACGGTATGGACCGTCCTAAAACAGAATTAGCTTATAGAGTTCCAGCATCTAAATTTACAAGACGTAAACTTGATACTAATGAAAAATTACAAGATATAACTGGTCTAGATACAACTATAGATTGGAAAAACACAGGTGATAACTCTTATGATGGTGAAAAACTTAAATTATTAGTTCACGACGAAAGTGGTAAATGGGAAAGACCAACTAATATATTAAACAACTGGAGGATTACTAAAACTTGTTTAAGACTTGGGTCGAGAGTTATAGGTAAATGTATGATGGGATCTACTTCTAACGCATTAGACAAAGGAGGTGATAATTTTAAAAAATTATACGATGACTCAGATGTCACACAGAGAAACGCCAATGGACAGACTCGCTCAGGATTATATAGTTTGTTCATACCTATGGAATGGAACTACGAGGGATACATTGATTCTTATGGATTTCCTGTATTCAATACTCCGAAAGAACCAGTGATAGATGTTTTTGGTAATTTAATAAAACAAGGTGTAATAGAATACTGGGAGAACGAAGTAGATGGTTTAAAGAACGATCAAGATGGATTAAATGAATTCTATAGACAGTTTCCAAGAACTACTCAACACGCTTTTAGAGATGAATCAAAAGAATCTTTATTTAATTTAACTAAAATATATCAACAGATAGATTTTAATGAAGATCTTAAAAATTCAATATCAATCACTAGAGGTAGTTTTCAATGGCAAAATGCAGTACCAGATACTAAAGTAGAATTTGTGCCAAATAAAAATGGTAGATTTTTAATCACATGGGTTCCTCCATTGAATATGCAAAATAAAGTAATTGTAAGAAATGGTTTAAAATATCCTGGAAACGAGCATTGTGGTGCTTTTGGATGTGACCCTTATGATATATCTGGAACTGTAGATGAAAGAGGATCTAATGGATCTTTACATGGTTTAACTAAATTCACTATGGAAGACGTACCTCCTAATCATTTCTTTTTAGAATATATAGCTAGACCACAAACAGCTGAAATATTCTTTGAAGACGTTTTAATGGCTTGCGTATTTTATGGTATGCCAATATTAGCAGAAAATAATAAACCTAGATTATTGTATCATTTTAAAAGAAGAGGTTATAGAGCTTTTTCAATGAACAGACCTGATAAAAAACTTAATAAACTATCAGTAACAGAAAGAGAACTTGGTGGAATACCAAACTCTAGTGAAGATATAAAACAAGCTCACGCTGCCGCTATAGAGACTTATATAGAAAGTTTTGTGGGATTAAGAGAAATAGGTTATGGTGATATGTACTTTCAAAGAACATTAAATGATTGGGCTAAGTTTAATATAAATAACAGAACAAAACACGATGCCTCTATTAGTTCTGGTTTAGCTTTGATGGCTTGTAATAAAAATAGATATTCACCATCGCAACCAGTTAACAAAGAAGTTTTTAATTTAAATATTAAAAAATACGATAATAAAGGTATTACATCAAAAATAATAAGTTAAATGAATATATACACTAACAGTAACAGCGCTTTTCCAAGTCAGATAGTCAGTAATGATGAAAAGGCTAGTTGGGAATATGGAAGTCAAGTGGCTCAAGCTATAGAGTACGAGTGGTTTGACCAAGGACGAGCTGGGGGTAATAGATATTTAACTAATTGGAATAATTTCCACCAATTAAGATTATACGCTAGAGGAGAACAACCTGTTCAAAAATATAAAGATGAATTATCTATAAATGGTGATTTGTCTTATTTAAATTTAGACTGGAAACCAGTACCAATACTATCAAAATTTGTTGACATCGTAGTTAATGGTATGTCGCAAAAATTCTACGATATTAAAGCTTATTCTCAAGATCCAAATTCTGTAAAGAAAAGAACTGAATACGCTAGTAAGTTGCAAGAAGATATGATAGCTAAAGAGTATTTAGAAACTCTAAAACAAACTTTAGGTATAGATCTTTATCAATCTCCGGACCCAAACTTAGTTCCCGAGGATTCTGAACAGTTAGAATTACACATGCAATTGAGTTATAAGCAATCTATAGAAATAGCTCAAGAAGAAACTATATCAACTGTACTTGCTCAAAATAAATACGATTTAGTTAGACGCAGACTTCACATGGACTTTACCACTATTGGTATTGGCGCTGCTAAAACTAATTTCAATACAGCTGAAGGTATAACTGTTGATTACGTAGATCCAGCTTATATGGTTTATTCATATACTGAAGATCCTAATTTTGACGATATTTATTATGTTGGTGAAGTTAAATCTATAACTATACCAGAATTAAAAAAAGAATTTCCAGACATTTCAAATGAAGATTTGGAAAGAATACAGAAAATGCCGGGCAATAGACAGTATATAACCGGTTGGGGTAACTATGACGAAAACACTGTTCAAGTACTTTATTTTGAATACAAAACTTACCACGATCAAGTTTTTAAAATAAAACAAACTGAAGTAGGCTTACTAAAAGCTTTAGAAAAACCAGATACATTTAATCCACCTGAAAATGATAACTTTGAAAGAGTGTCAAGGTCTATTGAGGTTTTATATTCTGGCGCTAAGATATTAGGTACTGATATGCTTTTGGACTGGAGATTAGCAGAAAATATGTCTAGACCTTTTGCTGATACTACTAAAGTTAAAATGAACTACGTTATATGTGCACCTAGAATGTACAAAGGTAGAATAGAGTCAATTGTAAGTAAGTGTATTGGATTTGCTGATATGATTCAATTAACTCATTTAAAACTACAACAAGTATTATCTAGGATGGTACCAGATGGTGTTTATTTAGATATGGACGGTTTAGCAGAAGTTGATCTTGGTAATGGAACTAATTACAATCCAGCCGAAGCTTTAAACATGTATTTCCAAACTGGTTCTATTGTTGGTAGATCTTTAACTCAAGACGGTGAATTGAATCACGGTAAAGTACCTATTCAAGAATTAAATAGTTCAAGTGGAGGTGCTAAGATACAAAGTTTAATACAAACTTATCAGTATTATTTACAAATGATACGCGACGTTACCGGACTTAATGAAGCTAGAGATGGTAGCGCAATGGATAAAAACTCTTTAGTTGGTTTGCAGAAAATGGCAGCTAACGCATCTAATGTTGCTACAAGACATATTAATCAAGCTGCTCAATATATTACATTGAAAATAGCTGAAAATGTTTCTCTTAGAATAGCAGATGCTTTATATTTTCCATTAACATCTGAATCTCTTAGAAATTCTGTTTCAAGTTATAATGTTAAAGTTCTCGAGGAAATAATAAATCTTAATCTATATGATTTTGGTATATTCTTAGAACTAGAACCAGATGAAGAAGAACGGGCTCAGTTAGAACAAAATATTCAAACCGCTATAGCTCAAGGAGGTATTGATTTAGAAGATGCTATAGATTTAAGACAAATTAAAAATCTTAAACTAGCTAATCAAATGCTTAAAGTTAAACGTAAGCAAAAGAACAAACAAGATCAAGAAAATCAAAGAGCTAATATTCAAGCGCAAGCTTCTGCACAAGCTGAAACAGCTGAAAGAACCGCTATGGCTGAAGTACAAAAACAACAAGCTATATCTGGTTCTAAAGTTCAACTCGAACAAGCTAAAACTCAAATGGACATACAGAAAATGGAACAAGCTTCTCTCATTAAGCGTCAAGAGATGGAGTTGCAGTTTCAATACGATATGCAACTTAAGCAATTAGAGGTTCAAAATATACAGCAAAAAGAAAATGCTATTGAAGATCGTAAAGATAAACGTAGCAAAATGGAAGCTACACAGCAAAGTGAATTAATAAGTCAAAGGCAAAACGATAGTTTACCTATAGACTTTGAAAACCAACCCGATATGGGTATAGAAGCCTTCATGTAGGCACCATTAATTATTTAATTATATCATATTATGTCAGAACAAGTAAAACAAGAGGGTGATTTTAAATTAAAATCAAAGCCAAAACCAAAACAATTAGTAAAAAAAGAAGAACAAGTAACTAAAGTTAATATTAAAGAACCTTTAGTTCAGTTACCACCAGATGTTACAAAAGTTGTAATACCTAAAGAAGAATTAAAAGCAGAAGATAATGCCGTTCAAGAATCAAGCTCAGAGAGCAGCGTGTTACGCCCAGAACAACCCGAAGTGGAATTGCAAGAAATGGGACAAGGAAACCAAGGGAGCGTTGAAGATGATAAAGAATTTAACCCAATCAAAGAAGTTACACAAGAAGTAAATAGAGTAGAGGCAGAGGTTAAAGAGGCTTTAAGAGATGAAAAAATTTTAGGTAAACAATTACCTGAAAATATTGAAAAACTAGTTTCTTTTATGGAAGAAACAGGTGGAACTGTAGAAGATTACGTTAGATTAAATACTGATTATTCTAATTTAAACGAGGTTTCATTATTAAAAGAATATTACAAAAAAAATAAACCTTATTTAGAAAGCGACGATATAGATCTTCTTCTTGAAGATTTTATTATCGACGAAGATATAGATGAGGAAAGAGATATTCGCAAGAAAAAACTTGCGTTTAAAGAAGAGGTTGCTAAAGCAAAAAACTTTTTAGAAGACACGAAGAGTAAATATTACGATGAAATCAAGTTGAGATCAAACGTAAACCCGGACACTCAAAAAGCTATGGACTTTTTCAACCGATATAATAAACAGCAGGAGTTAGCTGACCAACAACATTCACAATTTAAAGAAAGTACTAAAAAACTTTTTACTCAAAATTTCGAAGGTTTCGATTTTAAAATAGGTGAAAAAAGTTATAAGTATAATATTCAAAACGGTGATAAAGTTGCTGAAAACCAATCAAACATTAACAACCTTATCGGGAAGTTCCTTGATGAAGCAGGCAATGTTAAAGATATGAAAGGTTATCATAAAGCTATGTATGCTGCTGAAAATGTCGATAGAATCGCATCTCATTTTTACGAACAAGGTAAAGCTGATGCTGTTAAAGAAGTTGTAAATAACTCAAAAAACCTTAGTGATACTAAAGCTAGATCTCAACAAGGTGATGTATTTATAAATGGATTTAAGGTTAGAGCTATATCTGGTGCTGATTCATCAAAACTTAAAATAAAAAAATTTAACTAAAAAAATTAAAAAATCATGAGTTTAACTCCTTCATTTGGTTCTATTAAACCAAGTCAGAAACAACAGTTAAATGATAGCAACTGGCTAAAATTTAACGATCCTGTAAATGGTACAGATACTTTTGCACAACAGTATTTGCCAGAAATTTACGAAGCTGAAGTAGAGCGTTACGGTAATCGTACTCTATCAGGTTTCTTACGCATGGTTGGCGCTGAAATGCCAATGACATCAGATCAAGTTATTTGGTCTGAACAAAATAGACTACACATTGCTTACAATGAGGTTTCTAATGACTTAGTAGATACTCTTACTTTTACAGTAGGCGGAACTGCTAATACTTTTGTTGAAAATGTTATTTCTAAAGGTGACACTATTGTTATTTTAGATAATACAAATAACACTGATATTAAAGCAGTTGTAACAGCATCTAGTCAAGCTGGTAGTTTAGCTACAGTTGTAGTAGCTCCTTACGGCGCTGCTGATCTTTCTGCCGTTGCGGCTACTGGTCTTAAAATCTTTGTTTATGGTTCTGAATATAGCAAAGGTGTTAGCGTTATAAATTCTACTGGTTTAGCAGATACTACCGGAAGAAGAAGTATTACTCCTTCTTTTACTCAATATTCTAATTCACCAATCATTATTAGAGACAAGTACGTTGTTAATGGATCTGATATGGCTCAAATTGGTTGGGTTGAAGTTGCTACTGAAGACGGTACTTCTGGTTACCTTTGGTATTTAAAAGCTGAATCTGAAACTCGTTTACGTTTTGAAGATTACTTAGAAATGGCTGTTGTAGAAGGTGAGTTAGCTGATTCTACTGTTGGTGTTTCTGGTGACGCTGCTTATCAAGCTGGTTACAAAGGGACTCAAGGTTTGTTTGCTGCTATTAAAGATCGTGGTAATGTAAACACTGGTTTTACTGCTGCTACTGGTCTAGCTGCTTTCGATGAAATCTTGAAAAACTTAGACACTCAAGGAGCTATTGAAGAAAACATGCTTTTCTTGAATCGTCAAACTTCTTTGGATTTTGATGATATGTTAGCTAGTGTTGGTGGACCTGCTTCTGGACTTTACCAAGGTGGTAGTTCTTATGGTGTATTTGAGAATTCTGCTGAAATGGCGTTAAATCTTGGATTTAGTGGTTTCCGTAGAGGTTCTTACGATTTCTATAAGACAGATTGGAAATATTTGAACGATGCTTCTACTCGAGGCGCTTATGACACGTTGACAGCTAGCATCGAAGGTGTTTTGGTACCAGCTGGAACTTCAACTGTTTACGATCAAATCCTAGGAACAAATATCCGTCGTCCATTCTTACATGTTCGTTATAGAGCTTCACAAGCTGACGATCGTAGAATGAAACAATGGTTGACTGGTTCTGCCGGAGGCGCTTACACATCTGATCTAGACGCTATGGAGGTAAACTTCCTTTCTGAAAGATGTCTTTGTGTACAAGGTGCTAATAACTTTGTATTATTCCAAGGAGCATAATCACAAGTAATGTAATTCTTACCCTCGTTGTAATGACGGGGGTAATTATTACTTTTATAACTATTTAATTTTATTATATCATGGCAAACAAAGCTAAAAAAACTGCGGATAACGTTATTGAAGTTCCGCACCAAGAACAAACTGTAAATGTAAATACAGTAGATATTCCAACTGTAGCGAAAAAAGAGACAGTTGAAAAAAAACCTGAATGGGAAATTAAAGATAGAACATATTTTTTAAAAGGAAAAAAATCTCCATTAACGTATACTATAAATTGCAAACACACTACAAAACACGCGTTGCTGTGGTTTGATGAAGAGACTGGAGAGCAGCATGAAATAAGATATGCTACAAACCAATCTTCTCCACTTAAAACTTATCAAAAAGGAGAAGTTACTCTTGGTCACGTTATATTTAAAGATGGAGTTTTATTTGTACCTAAAGAAAAACAAAATTTACAAAAATTATTATCATTATATCATCCAGCTAAAGGAAAAGTTTATACAGAATATAATCCAGTTATGGTAGCTCAAGATGAGTTAAGTATTTTAGACTTACAAATCGATGCATTGAATTTAGCTAGAGAAATGGATATTGATTTTGCTGAAGCTATTTTAAGAGTTGAATTAGGTTCTAAAGTTAGTTCTATGAGTTCAAAAGAATTAAAAAGAGATCTAATGTTATTTGCTAGAAATAATCCAAAACTTTTCATAGATTTAGCTAATGATGATAACGTTCAACTTAGAAATATAGCTATTAGAGCTGCAGAAGCTAAAATTATAATTTTATCACCAGATCAAAGAACATTTACCTGGGGAGCTAATGGTAGAAAATTAATGAACGTACCTTTTGATGAAAATCCTTACTCTGCTTTTGCAGCGTTTTTGAAAACAGACGAAGGTGTTGAAATCTATAAATCTATAGATAAAAAACTATAAAAACAAGTAATACTATTATAAGGCGGTTTCGGCCGCCTTTTTAGTATAAATAAAATAACACAATGGCGGTAAACGTAAACGAAGTATATAAGACGGTTTTACTTATTTTAAATAAAGAGCAAAGAGGTTATATAACTCCAAACGAGTTTAATAAAATTGCGACTCAAGTTCAACTTGAAATATTCGAATCTTACTTTGCCGATGGAGATCAGTTTAATCGTAAAAATCAACAAAATTCTCAAAACGATACTGAGTTTTTTAATTCATTTTATAACTTAGAAAACAAACTAATACCTTTTATTACTAACGAAGGCGTTTGGACTGTTACTGGTAATAAATGGAATCAAACTTTAGGAGTTGGAGATAGAGCTATTTATAAAGTTGGAAGTGTATATTGTGATTATATATCTTCAACTGGTGGCGCTACTTTAACAGATATAGAGGCTCAAAGAGTTTCTTTCAAAGAACTAAAGACGATATCAAAATCTAGATTAACAGCTCCATCAAATAACTATCCTTTATACTCAATAACATCTGCCACCGGTTTAAATAATTTAACCACACCATACATAGACATAACACCAACACCTAATAGTATTTTTGTTAATGGAATTATTAAACCTTCTAATCCATTCTGGGGTTATATTGTTGGTTCTCAAGGTCAATATTTATATGACACAAACACATCTATTGACTTTGAATTAATTCAAGAAGAACAAACAAATCTAATTATACAGATATTAAAATATTGCGGTATTATTATAAGTGATCCTACTATTATACAAGCCGCAGAACAAGAAGCTCAAATGACAAAAATAAACGAAAAATCATAACAAATGAGTTTAATAACAGAAACTAATCAGCAATATTACCAAGGAACTCAAGGTTTTAGAGGAGATGGTTCTACTTTGTCATTTAAAACAACGTTTGACACTAGTTTAGTATTTGGAAGTTGGGATCCTAATAATGTAAATTACGCTTTAAATAATTTTAAATTATACTTAAGTAGCACTGGTATTCCTGGTGATTGGTTAGAATATACATCTAGTTTTAGCGTTAATAACAATTCAATAGTATTTCCATCTGGACTTGCTCCAGCTAACGGTATGTACATTGTTGTACAGTTAAAAGTGCTAGACGGTGGTCAATATGGTAATACAGACGCTGAAAAAGCTTATGGTCAAACTGTAGAAAATAACTATGGTAGTTATTCTTATATATCTCTTAATGACGCTATAGAAAACTTCATGGTTGGATATGTTGGAGATGGTAAATTAATACAAACAGTTAAGAAATCAGATGTACTATTTCACGCTAAAAGAGCTTTACAAGAATTTAGTTATGATACTTTAAAAAGCATAAAGTCAGCTGAATTAACTATACCTCCTAGTTTGACATTAGTGTTACCACAAGATTATGTTAACTATGTTAAAACATCTTGGATAGATAACGCTGGTGTAAAACACGTTATATACCCAACAAACAATTTAACTATGAGTCCTTACTACACACAAGTACAGGATTCAAAAGGCGTTCCAACTCAAGATAACTTCGGAGAAGATATAGAAGGTACTTCTATAACACAAGAAAGATGGCATGAGAATAACGTACAGCAGCAAGTTGTTGATGATTTTAATATAAATTATAACAACAACGGTGAATGGATAGGTTATGTTAATTGGGGTGAAATCTACGGAGCTGACCCACAATACTCTCAAATGAACGGTTGGTTTAATTTAAACGAACGCGAGGGTAAAATGTCTTTTGCAGGTGGAATGGTTAATCAATTAATCATTTTAGAGTACATTTCTGATGGTTTAGCGTATGACACTGACACTAAGGTTCCAAAGTTAGCAGAAGAAGCTCTATATGCTCATATACTACATGCTATCATATCTACTAGGGCTAATCAACCTGAGTATTTGGTTCAGAGACTTAGAAGAGAAAAATCATCTAAATTAAGAAACGCTAAAATAAGATTATCTAATATTAAGATTGAGGAAATTACTCAAGTAATGAGAGGTAAATCTAAATGGATTAAACACTAAAATTAAATGGCAGAATCTAAAAATATGTTCCTCCAATCTAGGATGAACAAAGATATTGATGAAAGAATTCTTCCAAATGGAGAATATAGAGATGCTCAAAATATATCTATTAATAGATCCGAAGGTTCTGATGTAGGAGCTTTAGAGAATATTAAAGGCAATGAGTTAATACAAACTATTACTCCTGAAGGGCATACTGCTATTGGTTTATTCATGGACGAATCTAATAATTGTATGTATATTTTTACAACTGATTATTCTGGTTCTACAATAGCGCCAATTAGCGCTAGTTGTGCAATATATAGATATATACCCGGGTCAACAAGTTTTAACACTTTAGTGTCTGGAAGTTTTTTAAATTTTTCTACCCTGTCACCGGTATACGGTATAAGTATGCTGGAAAATTTATTGTTTTTTACAGACAATAGAAACCAACCTAGAGTTATAAATGTTAATACAGCATTAAGTTCTCCTGGTTACTACACAAAAGAAGAGCACATTTCTGTTGCTAAATTCTCACCATATTTGCCCATCTCAGCTGTTGTTGAAGAAAATAGAATAGTAATTTTCCTGGGTCTTGACGCTACTACGTTTACAATATCTGGTATAGACAATACTATAGCAGTTGGAGATTATGCTGTAGACGAATCCACTGAAATTGATAATATTTTAGACCCACAATTCTTAGGTATTGTTATTAATGTTGATAAATCAGATTTAACGAATACAGTTATCACTGTAGATCAAGACTCTAGTACTACAATATTAATTAATGACACTATAAAGTTTTCAAGAACTACAATGTCTGATGAATCTAGTAATCCTAGTTGGAAAGGAGATCCTGATTTTTTAGAAGATAAATTTGTAAGATTTAGTTATAGATTTAAATATGCTGACAATGAGTATTCGTTAATAGCTCCATTTACTCAAGTAATGTTTATACCTAAACAAGATGGATTTTTCTTAGGAGAAGCGTATGTTGCTGGAGAAATCGGTGATAGAGGTAAAAACGAAGTGGATGCTTACAAGAGTACTATATTGTCTTGGATGGAGAATAAAGCTAATAATATAGAATTATACATACCATTTCCATCTAATAATCCTTTATCTGATTATAAAATACAAGAAGTTGATATATTATATAAAGAATCTGATGCTATAGCTATAAAGGTTTTACAGACAGTACCTATATCTTCTGTGACTTTTGAAGATGAATATGCTGCGGATATGAATTATTTTAAATATACTTATCAATCTAAAAAACCATATAAAACACTACCAAATGCAGACACAACCAGAGTTTCAGATAAAGTACCGGTTAGAGCATTAGCTCAAGACGTTATAAGTAATAGAGTTGTTTACGGTAATTATGTTAATAGAAACAACGCTCCATCTTCTTTAGATTATAATATATTTGTAAATTCTAAAAATCCAGCAAGTTCAAATTTTACAGCTGAATATCCTAACCACAGTTTAAAGCAAAATAGAAATTACGAGGTTGGCGTTGTATTGTACGATAAATTTGGTAGAGCTTCTTCCGTTTTATTATCAACAATTATAGCTGGCATTAACGCTAACGAACCAACTTCAACTATTTACCATCCGTACAAAGAATCAGGATGGGGCGGACCTTTAAATTGGTATGGTGATACGTTACAAATAAGATTTAATAGTCCTATTCAAGAAACACCAACGCAGTTTTACGTAGGAACTTATGCTCAACCAACTAACTTCTTGCTTCAAGACGTTGTTAATACAACGACAATAACTTCAACTTTTCCTTATGAATATACGATAACTGGTGGTGATTTTACTGCTCAATTATCACCAATTAACGGCGCGGGATTAAATAATTATTTAAGAGGTTATCATGTTGATTTCACTAAAATATTATCTGCATCGTTTAATGGCTCTGATACTGTGATAACCACTGAAGAGCAAATAGCAAATATTTATAATTTTACTGGTGGTTACGGTGGTTCAACTACTGAAGCCAAGTACGTATATACAATAAATCCATTAGGCTGGTATTCTTATAGAATTGTAGTCAAACAAACAGAGCAAGATTATTACAATGCTTACTTGCCTGGTTTTTTAAACGGTAATCCATCATACGCTACTCCGATAACACCAGAAGAAATTGATGAAATAGCAAATGTTGTTTTAATTGGAGACAATATAAACAAAATACCAAGAGATTTGACAGAAGTTGGTCCAGACCAACAACAATATAGATCTAGTAACACAAGACTTTATGTTAGGGTTGAGAATACAGCAGAGCATGATGATAACTCTGCAGCAGCTCCGCTCACTATACAATATTATCCAGGTAGAAATAATTTTATAGCTACTACTATTGGTTCTGAGCAAGAGTTATATAATAATAACCCTGGAACAACATATACATCTTTTCCTGGGTTTTATCAAAATCAATCAAATCCTTTGTTAGCAAGAATTTCAACTAATACATCTTTAGGTATAGGAATGCCAGCATACGAAGAGGGCGGTGAAAATCTACCTAGATTAAGTATATTAGAAACCGAACCGGTCACATCATTATTAGATATATACTGGGAAACGTCCACAGGAGGTTTAATTTCTGATCTTAATGAATTAATTAAACAAGATAATGTTGGTATTTCGGGTTTAAGTCCTAATCCAACAGACGCATCAAATTTTGTAGAAAATATAGAATATAGTGCACCAGGTGGTGTTGCTATTGCTGATCCTTTTAATTTATTAGATGGAGAAGGAAATCCAATAGCATCAGGTACTACTGGAGTTATAATTAGTGTTGTTAATGGTATAGGAACTGATGTTACTCCATATAATTTCTTTGAATTAGAATTAACCTCTTCGCTGCCAGATACTTATGCTTTAAAATCTATTAGTGATTTTGTATATACATCACAAAGTTCTACTTTTGATGTATATGATATTACAATGAGATTTACATTGCCATCTGGTTTAACTCAAGATATTACTGTACAAATTCCTTTACAAAATTATGTTTGTGATATTGGAGTTTTTCCAGCAACTGGTAGTCTTAATTCTCCATCTATATTTATACCAAAGGCACAAGGAGCAACTGACATTATACCTATATTTCAACTTCAAGATCTTGAAAACGGGGCAACAACTGCTTTAAATCTTAATCCATATCGATTAAACGGGCTTCAACTTAATGTTTATTATCAAAAAAAAGCTTATGAAGATCCTTCTAAACCAAACGGAATCGGTCTTGATCCTATTTCTTCAGGAACATTTACTTTTTCTCCAATCCAAACTGACGGTACAGCGTATCTACAAGTTGATTTAGCAAAAGTTGACAGGGGACAGGATTATCTTGTAAGATATAGATTAAGTGATGCTGATAATGCTACTGGTTTTACAGTAGATGAAAAAGAAGTTTGGTTACAAGTAACTTACCCAACTCCTTTTATAAATCCAAGTTTAAGTGGAACTGCTAAGTTTAAACCTACCTCAACTCCGTTTGATAACCTTAACGAAGATTTTGGCAATGGTACCACTAAATGGTCTAGACATGGCGGATTAGCTTATGAACCTAGCTTAAACACATGGTACGTGTGCTCTAGTTCAAATCCTTCAAACGAAGGTGGAGTACAAATAACTAAAACTATTTTAAGTGGTTTAATAGGTGCTTTAACTAATTATAATACTACTCAATTTAAGTTAGGTATTGAAATTGTAACGCCTAATCCTTCTGATGTTAATGGAAATGAAAATCAATTTGATTTAAGCACCTTACCACTTAAACAAGATATAAAATGGCAATTTTTCAAAAGTAATAATAATCTATGCGGATCAGATTTAGGTGATGAAATATTTGTTACCGAGGATGCTAATACAACTAGAGCTACTTTAACTTTTGATGAATCAGAATTAAATCTACAAGGTTCTTTTGAAATAACACAATTAATTAAAAATATATTTAGAGAAACAGAAGGAAATTGCCATGGTGCTGGACTTGATACTTTCATGTATGAGGGTTTTCAAGAGAATTTAAAGGGACAAGTTTACGTGCAATATACGTTATATCCAGATATACCAGAAGTTACAGATCCATGGGATCTTGATGGAGTAGATTTAATTGCTAGAAATATTGTTAGATATGTTGTAAACACTATGGTTGAAGATGGATTTGCTAATAATGGATTAAACTCGCCAATAGTAGATAATATTTTTAGTTGCGATCCAACACAACCAACAACATGTCCGTAATGTTTAAAATAAATAAGTGATAATAAATTATGGCTGCAACATTAGAAGTAGGATATTATAACACTTTTTGGTTAAAAAAAGTAGTAAACAGCGATGAAGTAGACGTTGCTCCTGAGTGGTCAAGTTCTTATGATGATGATTTTGGTCCACCCGATCCAACTAAGTCGGATAGTTTTTGGTATATTGAAGAAGCTAGGATTAATGGTGGTTATAATAATACTATTGTAGATTTAGGAGTTAGAGCGTATCTTGTTGAAGAAGAACCTAATTTACAGCGTAAACAAAACGGATTAATATATTCCGGTATATATAATTCAAGCACAGGATTTAATGCAATTAACGTATTTTCTACAGCTGAAAATATAACTAAATCAGTTGACCCGGCTTTTGGATCTATACAGAAATTATATTCAGAAGATTCAAACCTTACTATTTTTCAAGAAAGAAAAGTGAATAGAGCTTTAATAGACAAAGATGCTATTTATTCTGCTGAAGGTGGTGGCACTGTGACTAGCTCTAACGTTGTAATAGGTCAAATAGTTCCTTATGGTGGCGAATGGGGTATTGGTACAAATCCAGAGTCATTTGCCGTATACGGTTATAGAAAATATTTTACAGATAAAAATAAATCAGTTGTATTAAGACTCTCTCAAGATGGTATTACAGAAATATCATCTCATGGTATGGTTGACTGGTTTAGAGATAATCTAGTTAATATAACATCATCTGGTGAAATAAAAGGAGCTTGGGATGTTAACAACAAAAGTTATGTAATTTCTTTACAAGATAACATTAATAATTATTTTTCAACATTAATGTTTGATGAACAACCTACTGGTTGGGTGAGTTTCATGTCATTTGTACCAGAACAAATGGGTAGTTTAAGAAATAAATTTTATAGTATTAAAAATGGTAAAGTTTGGTTACATTATTCTGACAGTGTAAATAGATCTAATTTTTATGGCATTGATAACGCTTCTACTATAACATTTATAGCAAATCCATCTCCTAATATTGTTAAAGAGTTTTTAACAATTAATTATGAAGGTACTGATAATTGGGAGATGACAAGTCTTGTTACAGACTATGAAGGAGCTAAAGTTGTTAAGTCTTATGTAGATGGGTCTTATTTAGAACCAGGTATTCAAGAATTACAATACGCAGGTTTTTGGGAGAAAGAAAATAAATATTTTTCAAGTATATCTAGTTCAGGACCTAATAATGTTGTGAATGCTGCGAGATATAAAAATAGAGTATTAGTAGATGATAGTATTGGAGAACCAGAAGCTACTGGTGTAAAAGGTTTTTACTCAGAAATAACTATGTCAATTGGTGCTAGTGGAACTAGTGTAGTTGGACAACCAGCAGAGTTATTCGCTGTTTCAACAAATTTCAACGTATCTTCTTATTAAAATAATTTAAAATAAATAAAAAATGATAGGTGCAATAATCGGAGGCGTAGCCTCTTTAGCTGGTAGTCTTTTTGGTGGTGGCAAAGCTAGAAGAGCCGCTGCAGAAGCTGCTAAAGAAAAATCTAGACTAGAAGCAAAATTAAATTCTCTAGAAAAGAATAGACAAAAGATTATAAATCCTTACGAAGGAATAACTGATCTTAGTTCTATGATAAGTAATCCTTTTACTAATTTATCAGTAGCCACTGGTGCTGCTGAAATGCAAATAGAAGAAGCTGATATATCTTTAGCTAACACTTTAGACGCTATGAGAGCAACTGGTGCTGGCGCGGGTGGAGCAACTGCTTTGGCTCAAGCAGCTTTACAAGCTAAAAAAGACGTTAGTGCTAATATAGAAATGCAAGAAAAATCTAACGAAGATAAACGCGCGCAAGGAGAAGCGCAAATGCAACAGCAAAAAATGGCTGAAGCTCAGAGAATTCAAGAGGCTGATGTTTCTGGAAAAGCTTTTGTCTTTGGTCAAAAAGAGCAAAGAGAGATGCAACAATTAGATAGAGCAGCTGCTCAACTTGGCGCAGCTACACAAGCTAAAGCACAAGCATCTGCAGACGCTACAGCAAGTACACTCGGTGGTATTAGCGCTATTGGACAAATTGGATCAGCGTTATTCAGTGGCGGTGGGAATTAATAAAAAATTAAATAAATAATGGAAAACCAAAACTTGTTTAAAAATCTTTATCTAAAGCAATTTAATGACAGTGACGCTATTGCTTATAACAAAGGTTTTATTTCTAATTCTAGCGATTATAATTTTAGAATATTAGACAATGCCTATAGAGATACGGCAAAAATTTATGCTAAACTTAAAATGGCTATTGATTCAGGTAATTGCTCTTCATATAATTGTGAGGTTGAGTTAAATCAATTGAAGCAATTAAAAGAAGCTCCACAAGCTTCTTTGGATTTTCTATCTACTCTTATAGGTGAATTAAGTGTAACGGACGAGCCGAACTTTGATCCAAACAATAATTACAGTTTTACTGTCGCTAATAGTATATTAAATGGTAGACCTGGTTTTTCTAAATCAGATGGTTATGATGTTTATTTAAATCTAATGCCAGATGGTTCTCAGCAAATAGCTTTTTTTGGACCAGGTTTTGAACAACCGTTAATTATAAATAACACTTCGCTAAATGCCTTGATAGAAGCTAAAACATCTTTAGTAGTTTCAACTCCAGATATAAACAAAGACATGTTAAGACTTTTAACTGAAGTTGGTATATTTTCTTTAAGTGATGTTAACGAAAATGGACAATTATCAGCTGGAGCTAAAATATCAGAAGAATATGTGATTATGAATGCAGATGGTTCTTTTGATTACGAAGTTATTGATATTGGTAATGGCAAAGGTCGTAATGTTCTTAAATACGACATAGACAAAATACAAAGAAAAATAGATCCTTTTATTAGCGCTGAAGTAGCTGGTTTGCTTAGTTCAGAGCAAAGAGCTGTTGCTGCTTGGAATGTTTACATATCAAGCGGTGTAACTGCTGAGGAAAACGATCAAACTGTCGAGAACATTATTTCTCCAACTCCTTGGAATTACGAAACTGATTTACCTTTAGATCAAAAGAAAAAAATGATGTTTGAAACGAAGTACAAACAATACTTCATTAATAACTACTTAAAACAATTTGTTACAAATCAATTGCCAACAGTTAAAGAAGATGCTGTTGTATTTGATATGGCTGAATATAAAAAAGCTAAAGCACAAAAATTTATCGAAGATAATAAACTTTAAAATTTAATAAATGACATTATTAGAATATATAGCTTCTCTACAAGATCAAGGATTATCTGATAAAGAAATATTTGACAAAGCTCAAGAGTGGAAAAAAAATAATCCACCTGTTGAAGATAAAGTTGTAGATGACGTTATCGACGAAGCAAAGACGAAGGGTGTTGTAGACAAAACGGATGCAACTGCATCACCCAAACAACCGGATGCGTCCGAGACATCATTTTCAGATGTAGTATATGGAAATGGAGATTTGAAATATCAAGAAGGTGATTTTGATAAAATGCATAAAGACTTGTTTGGAAAGTCTATAAAGGAGTTTGAAAAAGAAGAGAAAAAATACAAACAAGATCAAATAAATTCTATATTAAAAAAATATAAATCAGGTACTCCAGAAAGAACTATAGCTTATTATCAATTGGAATTAGCTCCAGATGAAACTATAGATAATGATCTTTATAATGTTTTTGGTAAATATCAAAAAGAAAAAAAAGAAGGGGAAAGTTTTAATGACTTTTTAAATAAAACACAACAAGAAGTTTTAAAACCTGAAAATGAGTTTTTAAATTTACAAAAAATAAATAATATAAGAAAAGCTTTTGGAGGAGATAATTTACAAACAAACAAAGCTATAGTATCATATAAAGAATTAGACAAGGTTTCTGATTATATTTCTGAATTATCTAAAAAAGATATACCGGAAATAAAGCCAACAATAGCTGATATAATAATGGAACCAATTATGGATATTACCGGAAGGTTTATTGGTACTGTTGAAAATATACCTATAGGACTAGAAACTTCTTGGGAGTCTGCTAAACTTGCTGGAATAGATTTTATAAAAAATACTGCC